AGTTTGATTCTACAAGCTCAGTATCAAATAGCGACGATGAAATTGAAGCTATCTGGGGCAAGCAACATTCTTTGACAGCTTTCTTAGATGAAAAGCATTTCAAGTCTTATGATGATTTGAAGAAGAAATTAGAAATGGTTCTTGGTATCGGTACCACTATGGCACCTGGTAAGAAGGCGGATGAGATTGATCTTGACGAACAAGTTCAAGGCGCTCCTACTTCTAAGCTATCGGTTGTTCAAAACAAACCGGCAGTAAAAGCACCAACTAAAGAAGTGGACTTTGATAATGACGATGAGTCTTTATCTTATTTTGCTAAATTAGCAGAAGATTAAAATTTAAATTTTAGCCCCGCCCTGTGCGGGGTTTTTCACGTTATTTTATTCTTCCCATTTCCATTAAGAAACGATCTACAGAATCATAACGGTTAACAGGGCTTGCGGGTGGTAATATTGCAGGTGCATCATTACCTTTCATTACATTATTTGTTGTACTATTAATTATAGATACTGCGTTCTTTTTAATAGCATCTTCAGTCATTTCCGCCAATCTATTTGTTTCCGTAACTACATCTTTTAAAGCACCTATAGTATATGTACCTAATCCCGGAAGTAGATTTAGCGATTGTTTAGATCCATCTCCGGTAGTAAATTGTATTTCGCCTACCTTATTTAAATAATCTTTAGAATAGTCTGCTAAACTACCTGCCATTTCTATAACATCATCTTCCAATCCGGCAAGCCTAACTAACTGTTCCTTTAATCTTTCAGAAACACCCCCTACTAAATCTTTAGTAGTTTCCATTGTTTTATTAATTGCAGTTGTTGCTGTGTCTTGTGCTTGCTCAAGTAAGCTTTTTTCTGCAGGTTTTAATTTTCTACCTGCTTCGTCATATCCCGGTTTACCTATATTTTTTCTTTCTGAATCTAATTCTTCTTTAGTTTTAGTTTCAAAATAATCTGCAATTTCTGTTCCAACATATATTGCGGCGCCGGTCCCCAATATTGCCCAACCTATTGGATTTGTTAATAAAAAACTTCCGGCAGACATTGCAGCTTTACCAATTCCTTTTAATAAATTCCCTGTATTATTGGGTGTTTTTCCTGTAGTTGTACCAGGAGGACCTTCTCTTTTAATTACTGCATCTTCAATTGGGCCAGGTAATCTAGGATTATTTGGACCAGGCAATCTTCCTTGTCCATTTGGTAATTCTTTTTGTGCTGGGCCGGTAGGTGTCGGTCCACCTGGAATAGGAGATCTATCTGTTCTAGAAGGACCCTCGGGCATAGGTGCAGTTGGTCCTCGATTACCTCCTGCTCCCGGCATGCCTCCCATTATACCCAATCGGTCAAATATTGATTTTAATATATCCCATACTTTGTTTAATACAAAAGCTAATGCAGTAACAACACCCGTTACAATACCTCCCATTACCGTAAACAATGCACTTTTAAGTCCTTTATATAAAAGATCTAATCCTCCAGATACAACTGCTCCTAGAGCAGCAAGTGCGCCGCCTAATAGTCCTTTACCAGATTTACCTCCACCGTCTTCATTTGCTTCATTAATTTTATCTGCAATTGCTTGGGCCAATAGTTCTCTTTCCCTTGCTCTTGCAGGTTCTTCATATCTTTTTCTGATATAATTAATATCTTCCTGAGTTGACGCAGATATATCACGAATAGCTGAAGTGTCATCCATCATCTTTTGTTGATATTTAGATGGACCAAATAATTTACCTAACGCAGTTCTAAAAAATCCTTTTGGTTCTTTATCTTTATCAACATCTGTTGATTTTTTTGACATTCTAGGATCTTGTGTTCTTTCAAAATATTTTTTGATTTCGGACGATCCTTTGTTCCCTCCTGCCAATTCTTTGCGCAACTCTTGCATTTCTTTTCGTAGGAAAGTACTTTCTTTGCGATGTTCTAAAACTCTATCAGATATTTTATGCAATACTTTTGTTTGCGAAGTTATATCATTAGTTTGATGTTTAACTGCTTCCAAAAGTTGTTTTTCGATATTGGAAATTCCCTGAGGATTTTGTGGTAATGCCATTTATTTACGATCCCTGATTTTTTGTTTTACTTTTTCATTTTCAAGGTTGATATGATTAATTAATAATGTAACGTATATTTCTCTTTCCCACGGAAGCATATTTTCTATTTCAGTTAACGAATAATTATGCTTTGTTATTAAATTAAAATTTAATTCGTAATAGTTAATAAGGCCTTCATGCGAAAGAGTTAGACGAAAAAATTTTGCAGGCCCTCCAAATTCACTTCATTTTTAGATTCACATTTTGGACATACCTGTTCAACATGCTGAACAACTTTTGGCATTGTCAAAAAGAATTCCTCAAGTTTAGTAAATTGAGTTCTTGAAAACGAATTAACAAATTCTACTAACTCTTCTTTAGTATAATCTTCGTATTTTTGTTCTTCGGTGTATACTGTACTTATACAATTACATAACATTTCAACTATACTATCAGATTTAAAATTTTGATAGATATCAATCATTTCTTCAAATCTAGGATATCTCATTTCTAAAATAATCTCATCTGTTATTTTAATTTGTTTAGAATGAGCAGGATCTTTTTTAACAGTCGCTTTTGTTATATCTAATTCAAAGTCTATTTTATTTTCGCAGTTGTTACATTGAAGATTTAAGTTGGCAATCTCTCCTATAGATCGTGCACGCATATTTAGAAAGATATATTCAATATCAAAATTAGCTAATGTATCAATTTTTAATTTTTGAAAAGTGCAAATATCTACAAGTTCTGTAATTATTCTGTGTACTTCTTCATTATCCGATTCGAGAGCAGTTAAAAGTATTTTATATTCTTTAACAAGAAAAGGTCTGTATTTAATTTTTTCTCCGGTTGACGGTAACATCAATTCATATGTCGGAGTTTCTAATTTAGGTAAAGCCATGTCGTATCCTTAATGTTATTCGCCAGCAATTGGTATCCAGGGTCTTGGAGCAGAATCACTAGCTTTATTTCCAGCAAAAACCATTTCATTCGCATCATGATTTACATAAGCGTCAGTTCTGGGGTAAGTTACACCATTTAATCTTCGTTGCACTGCAGACCATCTTCTATAAGCAAATGTAACATTTAACTTGTGTACTTGATTTTGTGCACTATTATTTAATTCTAATAAAGATATACTTCTGGGAAATGCATCTTCTAGTATAACAGAATATGTGGTATTATGTTTTTCATCCAATTGATTAATTTGAATCAACGATGTATATGTATTTTGATAATATACAAAATACTGGATTGGGTCTACAATTTTACTAATCCAAGCGTCAAAGAATCCTTTGACATCCATTTGCTGATCTAGTAAAAATGTCATAGAAATGCCTTCTCCTCCGTAGTCAACACTAAATGGTCTTTGGTATCCTGGACCGTAAATCTTTTGTGTCTTAACACCTATAGTTTGAGTAGGTAGATTTGCAGATTCGCAGAATAAACTAACCAGTCGGTTATCCTTATCTGTAAATCCTTGATTAATCAAAGCAGTAGGTAATCGTAACGCAACCTCAAATCTAGAGGGTTTTGCTAAGCCTCTAGATTTAATTTCTGCCTGAAAATTCTTAAGTGAAAATTGTGCCATTTAAAATCCGTATTTTTGTTTTGTATCTTGCCAAACTTTTTCTTTTTTGGCATTTTTAAAATTCTCAACAGGTAACATAGCTGCAGTAATCCAGTCTGAAAAATTAATTTTAAGAAATCTTGTTCTAATATGATTACTTAAGTAATGCTTAACACATGCAGTCGCAGGTTGATATTTGGCGGAGGCATTTAATAGTCTCCAAGACAAATCTATCTTAGTTTTTTCATCAATTGGCCTTGTATTAAGTTTACTAAGATCTCGTAATAAATTAAATCTTGCCAAGTATGGTAAGTAGTGTAGGTTAATTCCTAAAAATCCATCTGCTACTTGACTAAAGGGCAACACTAAGGGCATTACATCGTAGTATGGTAGAGTATCTTTATGTTTTGGATCATACATAAAAAGATACATTTCACCAGGAACAATTCTATTAGTTAATTGTTTCTGTCCCAATAATTGGCTACCTGAAACATTCGGACCTAATCGTCGAACTTGATCTCTATACCATTGATACGATTTTTTCGCATCTCCAGCTTTCATACTGACATTGGTGAAAATATCTTCAGCCATGTTTTATTCCTAAATCTTTTTCGGTTAAAATCATAAATTTCATATTTCTATCATTACAGAATTCAAATGCTGCTTTCCATTTAGCTTCGTTTACTCCGTATTGGAATACTTCATCTACAAATCGCTTTGTTTTTTTCTGAGGAATTGCTGGAGGTTTTGTGAATCTCTCAGGTTTTATTTCTATCAAATACTTTTGGGTTTTCCCGTCTCTGCTTTTTACTTTAATATAAAAATCGACAAAGTATCGATGTATTTTTTTATCCAACGGGGAAATATAAGGAACAATTACTGTTTCAGAACCCCATTCTGATACATTTGGGTTAGTATCACACCACTTCATAAACTTCAATTCCCACAGTGATCTGTACACAACATTATTAATATCTCCCCTATATTTCGTGGGATTATTGATTCTAAACTTGCCCTTGTAGGTTTTGGTGTATAACATTTACTATAAATAATTATGATTATCAACAATATTTATTAAGAAAATATGGCCCAATCTAAATTTACTCCCCCTCAAGATTATGTTGCCGAAAGAAGTCAAAAGTATGATGCCCCGTATTTAAATCAAGATCAGCAACGGGGATACAATATAGGAACCTTAGAATATCCGGAAGGTTTACGGACAAAACCCGATTTAAATCATTACGTTGCGTTTTATATTAACGTTCGAGATAAAGCAACCGGTGGAAAATCTAAACCGCAAAATAAAGATTATTATGTTAGTGAAAGAGAACAAAAACGTATAGATGCAATAAATGTGAATAAACTCTCCACTACTGCGGCGGAACAGGGAGGCAAAACAATAAAAGAAAATGCGGGAAAAATAACGACAGGAATAGGGATACTTTCACAAATAGCTACAGGTAAACTGCCCTCAGTAGCAGGTGTCGCTAAAGCAGGTGTTGCTGGATTGGCAGCTAGAGTATTGGTTGACATATATGATGCCATAAAAGTTGAGGAATTTTCGGCAGGAACAACTTCTAGATTAAAAGAAGTTATTACACTGCACGTTGAAGAAAGACCGTCCGTAAAATATGGTGTGAATTATTCCGACAAGGAAATGGGATTTTTAACAGGAATGTTAACTGAGGGATCTGCAGCAGCAGCTTCGGGCCAGCTATCAGGATTAGCTCCAGAAATACAACAAAGATTTATTTCAGAACTAATAAAAATTCCTGCAATAAGAAACGGTGGCGGAAATACTTTATCTGATATATTAACATTGTCTACAAGAACTAGAACAAATCCATTTAGAGAGGTGTTATTTGAATCTGTAGATTATAGAACATTTAGTTTTAGATATAGATTCTTTCCAAAAAGTCAAATGGAAACAACAAAGATTAAAAATATAATACAACAATTTAAAATTCATATGCATCCGGAAGTAAGTTCTGGAAAATTGTTTTACATATATCCATCAGAATTTGATATACAATACTTTTACAAAGATAAAACAAATGATTATCTGCATAAATTTGCACGATGCGCATTAACTGATATGCAGGTGGACTATGGCGGAGAACAATTCTCAACCTTTGAAGATGGTTCACCTGTAGAAATAGGTTTAACATTAACATTCAAAGAATTAGAACAAATGACCTCTGAAGGAATTAAATCATATGGCTACTAATTTATTTGACTCATTTCCAAGAATAGCATATACTTTAGATGATGGGGAATCTGAACAGGTAGTAGTTGACATTTTTAAAAGAATAATATTGTCAAAAGAATTTCAAGAAAATTCTTCATTTTTTGAAACATATGAAGTATTGCACGGTGAAACCCCCGAAGAACTTTCATATAGATTTTATGGTACACAAAGTTTATACTGGTTAATATTGATGACCAATAATATAATAGATCCTAGATTTGAATGGCCGTTATCTGAAGAAAATTTATTAAAAGTAGTTGAAGATAAGTATGGCGGAGAAAATAATATATTTGCTATTAACCGAGCAGTTAATTCTAAAGGATATCAGGTAGAAACATTTTTTGTACTATCGGAAGAATCTACGCACAAAAATCCTAACAGAGTAGTTATAGAAGTAGACGGAATAAATTCTCCTCTTGCATATAACCAATCTCCGGATTTAGCAGCATATGAAAGTAATTATGAGGTAGAACAAACAAATAATGAGATTAATAGAACTATTAAAGTTTTAAAACCTGAAATAGTTCAAGATATTCTATCAAGTTATAAAAAGACATTGACTTCATAATGACAATAGAATCCTTTAAATTTGCTGGCGATGTTGTAATAAACTCGCTTACCTTAGCATCTCCAAATAGATCAAAATTTTTAAATATTAAAGATTATCTGGTAGAGTTAAATATATACGAAAGTATATTTACCCCCGGATTAACTGGTACTTTAACTTTAACGGATAGTAGAAATTTAATTAAATTATTTCCGTTGATAGGCGAAGAACTTCTTTTTGTAGATTTTGTTACTCCTGGCATAGATCAAGATAGAAATATTACTAAAGTTTTTAGGGTATATTCTATATCTGATAAAATATATGCAAAAGATGGAAGTACCTTAATATATCAATTACACTTTTCTTCTGTGGAAATATTTAAAAATATTCATAACCCAATATACAGAGCATTCTCCGGAGAGCCTGAAAATATAATTAAACAAATCTATAATGAGTATTTACTAACACAAAGAAATTTTAATATATTATCTAATCAATCTGAAGAAAAATTTACTCAATTATTTTTATTATCTAAAACTGCAAATAATATTAAATTTGTTAGTCCAGGTTGGACACCTATGGAATGTATTAATTGGATTGCTAGTAATTCGTTACCCACATCCGGTAGAGCAAATTATCTATTTTGGGAAACAACCAAAGGATTTTATTTTGGTAATATAGATAGTATTTTTGATAATGCAGAATCTGTGAGTATAGGAGAATATGTATATTCGGAAGCGTATATTAATACACAAAAACCCGATGACAAAACTAAATTAATGAATGCTATAAAAACTTTATCTATAGAAAAATCATTTGATCAAATGGCAAATAATATGTCAGGTTATTTGACAAGTCGTGTTATAAATGTGGATTTATATAATAAACAATTTGAAAATGTAGATTATGACCACGGAAAAAAATTCTCAAGTTATAGTCATTCCGAAAAGGATAAAATGGTTCCCTTATTTGATACAAGTACTATAAGAAATCCTTTATCATATTTAAAATTAAATTATAGTTATCCTAAATTATATGATAATATTGATAAGAATTTTGATGAACAATATAAAAATATTTTTGGCAATAGAAGATCTAACATGGTAGAGTTAGATAACTTTAGAATGAATATAACTATTCCTGGAAGAACAGATATACAAGCAGGACAACTAATTTATATTCGATTACCTAAAAGTTCTCCTATGCATAAACAAGATCAAAATTTGAATAATGATGATCCTTTATATAGTGGTAATTATTTAATAACTAATATATGCCATAAAGTAAATCCAGTATCACATTACATAAGTATGACAGTGACAAAAGATGGTTTTTTACAAAGTAAATTTAAAGAGGCAGAAACATTATGACGGAACCGAACACAGTCTGGTGGACCGGGGTAGTTGAAGATAGAGATGACCCCGAACAATTAGGTAGATGCCGAGTAAGAGTATTTGGGTTCCATATTGAAAATACAGAAATATTACCAACTTCAGATTTGCCATGGGCGGTTCCCCTGCAACCAATAACATCGGCAGCAACATCTGGGATTGGGGCTACTCCTGTTGGTATTGTTACCGGTACTTGGGTAATGGGATTATTTTTAGATGGGGCAACTGCACAAAAGCCAATAATATTAGGCACAATTGCGGGCAAACCTGCGGTAACTACAAATGCCACAAAAAGACAAGAAGAAGAAATAAATACAAACGGTATAGTAAAAGATCAAAATAATAATATCATATATGATGGGCAAGGCAACCCAATTTTAACAACAAATACTATAACTAATGAAGCTGATCTGTTAAAACCGCTAACACAATCTGAGCTGAATACATTATTCTTAGCAATAGCAAATCGGGTATCCAATAGCACACTGGGGCTTGAAGGGGCGAATGGAGAATTAGGAAAATATCAAATTGGTATTTCTGCATTAATTGATTTGGGATATATACGACGACAAGCATCTGATAGTATATCTGCAAGTGTTTTAAATGATTCAACAAATTGGTTGGGAAAAAATGGAGCCGGATCTAAAGAAAAATTCTTACTAAGTTCCACAATACAAGAACAAGTAATGTTAGAATTTACTAAAGACAATTATGATACGTTAATTCGTTTAGGCAAGATACAAGAAACAACTGACCGAACAGTTATTGCGGGACTATTGACAACTTCTCATATAATGGGGGTAACTAATTCTGACAAATTAAATAAGAAAGATTTGAACGGAATAAGAGCAAAAGAATATTTTATATTAGGAAATTCTGCATTAGGCGGGAATGCTTCTGATTATTTAAAATCTTTTGAAGAGACTGGAAATTTTTTACCTACAATAAAATCAACTACAAATGTAGGTGCACAAAACAACGATGAATTAAAAAACCTTACAGGGTTTACTGACCCCAATAAAAAATATCCAACGTATGATTATGTTGGACAGACTGATGTAAATAAATTAGCAACAGGCGACACTACTCACAAAATTTTTAATATAAAAGAAAATAAAAAGATAGATAAAATACCTTTAGCAAGAACATCGCAGACATGGGATGAACCTTCGCCTGCATATGGGGCAGGATATCCGTATAATCAAGTTATAGAAACAGAAGCAGGGCACGTAATAGAATTAGATAGTACACCGGGTGCAGAACGAATACAAGTATTTCATAAAACCGGAACTTATATAGAAATAGATGTTAATGGTACAATGGTAAGAAAGACAGTGGGCGAAAATTATGAAATAATGGATCGCAATAATTTTACGTATGTCAAAGGTTCTCATAATCTTACAGTTGAAGGTAAAACAAATATTCTTGTTAAAGATAATGCATCTATAGAAATTGAAGGTTCGGCATCTGTAACAAGTCACGGGGATACCACAGTACAAACTGCAGGTACATTGGGATTAATATCCGAAACATTGTTGATATCTGCAAAAGACGGATTGGATTTAGTTTCGCAGGGATCTATTAATATACAAGGAAAAGATATTAATTTTTATGCAAAAGATGGTTCAATAACACAAAAAGCAAGTAATGATTTTACTATGCAATCTGGGTCTTCTGGAACATTTAGTATTAAAGGTGGACTTGCATTACTAATGGATGCTGCAGTTGTTAAAACAAAATCGGGTGCGAATACTATCAAATCGTTGGCATTGGGTATATTAACTCCGCCAGATAAAAAGAATCCGGATGTTGCTGCAATTCCTGTACTGCAAAGAGAAGTATTATCTAAAGCAAATTATCTATTTGATTCTGGGGAAGATGGTTCTGAAGAATATAGAAATAATTTAGCAGCAAAAGGAATAATTAATAAAAATATTAAATCTAAAATTTCTAATCAAGATGCTTTAACACGATCAATTACTACAACTAATAACAATGCAAGTTTAATTATTCCTTGCGATTGTCAAGAAATACAACAGTTTAAATATTTCCCAAGATCATTTATTTTATCCAATAAAGATAATAGAATATTTACCTTGGGAGATCTATTGCAAGATGGCGGGTTGGTTGCTCAGCGTGGGTTAACAGAACAGCAAATAGTTTGCAATTTAAAGCAAATAGTAGTCAATTGCTTAGATCCAATTAAAG